TATGCAGACCGAAGGTGGCAGCCAAAACATTGTTAAGATTTTGGTGAGAGAAACGCCTCAAGGGTCATTCTTTTACGATAAATTTTCGGTGGAAGTGAAAAGTGGATTTGGAGCTCAGTTTTCGAACACCGAGAATCAAACTCGGGCCGCAGGGACTGAGACAAATCCATCAATAAAGATAGATGATTTTATCTCAAAAGTCCAAGAAATTAAGCGTGAGGAGCCTTTCTTCCAGTCATCTCGGGACCTTACAACAAAAAAGGGCCGCATTCTTATCAAAGGCCTCCAGAGAATCATAGAGCTAGGGCCAAAAGCTGATGTCTCTACCCTTATTCATGAATCAGGCCACGCTTGGCTTGAGGAGATGGCAGAGGATTTTTCCGTCATCAATCGAACAGCTCAAGAGAATCGAACCAAAATTCAGAGTCAGTTCTTTGAGGACGGCCAAACTATTCTCGATTGGCTCGGGGTTGAGAGTTTCACAGATATCAAGACAGAGCATCACGAGAAGTTTGCTGAAGGAGTCGAGTCTTACTTCAGATCTGGAAAGGCACCTACTAAAGGACTTAGAAAGGCTTTTGCGAGGTTCAAGCTCTGGCTTGCTGACATATATAGATTCATAAAAAATGAAGAGCTCTCTCCTGAAGTTAGAGGGGTGTTCGATAGGCTCATTGCAACACCGGAGAAGATCACAGAGGCGGGGGATAGCCAGAGTCTATCTCCACTATTCAGCGACGCACAGCTGGAATCGTTTGGCCTCACTGGGGCCGAGGCTGAGCGTTACAAACAAGCTGTGGATAGAGCTAGAGAAGCCGCTGAAGAAAAGCTACTCTCGAAGCTTATGGAGGATATCTCAAAAGAAAAGAGAGTTCTTCACCGCGGGAGAAGATCAAAGATCGTAGATGATCTTGAAGCTCAGGCTAACGAAATGAGAGTCTTTAGAGCCCTCTCAATCCTTCAAAGATCAAAGATGCCTGATGGCTCTGATGTGCCAGACAATGTGAAGGGTCTGAAGATCTCAAGAGAGTCTTTACTTGAAGACTATGATGCTGAGTTTTTAAGGCGGCTTCCGAGGCCTTACGTCTATGGCAAGGTAGGTCTTCACCACAATATGGTGGCTGAGCTCCTTGGCTATGAAAGCGGTGATCAGCTATTAACCGAGCTTGCAAACTCTGAAAAGAAAAATGACTGGATCAATAGAAATGCCGATGCGCTGATGAAGGATAGATATCCAGAGTTAATGGATGACCCAGATCAGGTAAGGCGCGAAGCTGAAGAAGCCTTGCATGATGAACCATTAGAAAAATTAATTCGAATGGAGTTGGAATTCCTAGCATCTAATGATCTGCCAGCGCTAAAAGACGTCATTAGAAAAACAGTCAGAAGAGTGCCTCCAGAGAAAGCAATCAAAGAAAGGGCTCAAGCCATTATAGGCTCTAAGGTTGTCACCGATGTGAAGCCTCATATTTACTTAAGGGCTGAGCGAAAGGCCGCAAAAGAAGCTGGGGGCGCTCTCGCGAGAGGAGACTTTGAGGCTGCGTTTGAAGCGAAGAGAAAAGAGCTCTTAAACTTCGAGCTTTACCGAGTGGCAAGGCAGGCTGAAAAGGATCTTGAAAAGCACAAGCGCCTATTTAGAAGATTCAGAGACTCAGATGAAAAGCTTGCCAAGACCAGAGACGTTGATTTGATTAACGCTGGAAGATCCATTCTATTTTTCTTTGGCCTAGGTAAATTTGATAAAGCCAAGAGCCACATGGAAAAGTTAAAAAGCTATGCTCCGGAAGTCTATGAAAGAGTGCAGGCTTTGGTTTACGAAGTGGCGGGTGAGAGCAGGTCTTGGAAAGAACTCAAGTGGGATGATTATCAAGAGCTTGTCGATCAGATAGGGGCCATATGGGATTTATCAAAATCGACTAGAAGAATTGAGTTAGATGGCAAGAAAGAAGATATCAACAATCTAAAAGATCAGCTGATAATCAAGCTTGATGAAATGGTTGGAGGTAAGTCAAGGCTAGGTGAGACTGGATCTGTAACGCCTTGGGAGAAAACCAAGGTAATGCTTTTAGGTATGAAAGCTTCCTTGAGAAGAGTAGAGGCTTGGGCTGATGCGATGGATCAGGGTGATGAGCAAGGGGTTTTCAAGCGCTTCATCTTTCAACCCATAGCCGAAGCCGCAGACAGCTACAGGTCTGATAAACAAGCCTACCTTCAAAAGTATTTGGATATAGTGAAGTCTGTCGAAAACAGTCTCACGAAAGAAAAGATTAAATCGGATGAGTTGAATTTTGTTTTTAATGGCAAGGCCGAAATCTTGGGAGCACTTCTTCACACTGGTAACGCATCGAACTTCAGAAAGTTAATGCTTGGCCGGGGCTGGGGATCTTTAAATGAAGACGGCTCGGTTGATATTTCCAAGTGGGATGCCTTTATTGATAGAGCACAGCGCGATGGGATCATCACAAAACAAGATTATGACTACGTTCAAAACGTGTGGGATTTGTTAGAGGAACTAAAACCAAGGGCACAAAAAGCTCATAAAGAACTTAAAGGTTACTATTTTGATGAGATCACGGCAGAAGAGAAAGAGACTCCATTTGGTACCTACCGAGGCGGCTACGTGCCAGCGGTTGTTGATCCATTCGCATCAAGCGACGCGGCGATTAGAAACGAAAGACAGCTGATTGATGACAACGGTGGAATGCCTCTTTTCCCGTCAACTGGAAAAGGATTCACTAAGGGCCGGGTTGAATACAATGCTCCACTCCAACTTGATGTTCGATTTATTCCAATGCACATGGATAAGGTGCTTCGATTTGTGCATCTTGAGCCTCAGGTTAATGGTGTGGCTAGAATCATCACATCGAAGGCATTAAGAAACAGGCTTGATAAACTTGATCCGACGATAGCCACAGATCTACTTATTCCTTGGCTCCAAAGATCGGCCCTACAAAAAGTGGAAACTCCTTCTGAGGGGTGGGGCGGAAAAGGCGCTGATAGGGTCTTTAAGGAGCTTCGTACTAGAACTGGTCTTAACATTATGACTGCCAATGTAGTGAATACATTGCAACAAGTTACGGGGCTCTCTTTGGCAGCCGTAAAAGTAGGGCCAAAACACCTTAGAAATGCTTTGTGGGAGTATGTGAGAAGTCCGAAGAAGTTCGCTGAAGCCATTAACACTTCTTCAAGCTTTATGGATCAGCGTATCGCATCTCAGGTCTTTGATATTCAAGGCCACATGGATGACTTGCTTTTGAACCCTACAAAGTATGAGAAGGCTAGAAACTTCGCAAAGAAGCATGGCTACTTTATGCAAGCCGGGGCTCAGAATGTCGTTGATCTGATTGTATGGTCAGGAGCATATGAACAGGCAATCGAGCAAGGCTCTACTGAGAAAGACGCCATCAGGGCGGGGGATTCCGCAGTAAAACTTACTCAAGGCTCTTTTAACGCTGAAGATATCTCTAGGTTTGAAACAGGCACTCCATTCATGAGAGCTTTTACGATGTTCTACTCTTACTTTAATATGCAAGCGAATTTACTTGGTACGGAATACAACAACATAGTTAGGCAGATGGGATTAAGGCAGGGCGCTGGAAGGCTTGCCTACCTTTACGTAATGGGATTTATGATTCCAGCTGTTGTAGCTGAAATGATTGTACAGACCTTTTCAGGTAGAGGGTTTGATGAAGATGATGATGACGAATACCTAGATGATTTTATGGCTTTGTTCTTTGGATCACAGCTGAGAACTGGGGCGGCATTTGTGCCAGGAGTGGGGCCGGCCTCTATGGCAATGGTGAATTCGTTTAACGACAGATGGTACGACGATAGAATTTCAACATCTCCAGCGGTGTCTATGATTGAAGGGGCGGTCTCAGCACCAAAGTCAGTATATGAGGCCCTTGCAGAGGACGGCTCAAAGAAAAGAGCTGCAAGAGATCTTCTCTCAGCAGTGGGTTTGTTGACTGGACTCCCAGTGATGCCGCTTTCAAAACCGATAGGATACATGTCTGAAGTAGAGGCTGGAAACACGAGGCCGTTAAACACCATTGACCTTGCTCGAGGCTTGGTATCCGGAAGGAATTCTGAATAAGCACTTAAAAGTTTCAAGAGTTTTTTAAGATTTGCAATGCCCATAGAATGGGAGTTGATGGTCAACCTATTCTTACTCTAAGGGGTAGCAATGTCTCTTTCTTCGGAAGCCAAGCGGGTTTCACACCTCGGAAACGGCAGTACCGCGACTTACAGCTTTAACTTCAAAATCTTTGATCAAACTCATTTAACACTAAAAATTCTAAACACAGATAGCGCCGAATCGCCGCTTACGCTATCGACTGACTATACCGTGACTGGTGCGGGTGAAACAAATGGCGGTAGTATTACACTTACAAATAGCGGGCAAGACTGGATTGATGGATCTGGGTTTTTAAAGACTGGCTACAAACTGATCATCAAAAGGACCGTGCCAAAGAAACAAACCGCAGACATAAGAAACCAGGGCGACTTTCATGCATCGACTCATGAGAATATCTTCGACAAGCAAGTGATGATGATCCAAGAGCTTGAGGATGACATCTCAAGATCTGTAAAAACTCCGGATACAATTGACTCAGCTACATTCGATCCAACAATTCCAAGTACTGTCGTTGATAATCCGAGTACCGCTTTAGGAGTGAATGCCGCCGGTGATGGAATAGCCATAGGGCCAACATTCAATGAGATAGCCAATGCTCAGGGATACGCAACATCCGCAGAAGCAAGTAAAGATCTAGCTCAGGAGTGGGCATCAAAAACAGACGGAATCGTAGACACAAGTGATTACTCAAGCAAGGCGTGGGCTATTGGGGGCACTGGTGTCACTGACACGGCCAGTGCAGGAGCTTCAAAAGAGTGGGCAACAAAAGCTGAAGATTCTACGGTTGATGGTACAGAATTCTCAGCCTTACACCATGCTGCTAAAGCCTCTGCCAGCGCAACGTCTGCTGCTACAAGTGCTACTCAAGCTCAAAACGCTGTAGCAAGCGTGCTGTGGAATGACGTTGTTTTCTTAACCAATGCAGATTCTCCTTACACCGCATCAAACTCTGATAGGGGTAAACTGCTAGCCGTGGATTGCTCCGGTGGCAATGTGACTATAAATCTGCCAAGTATTGCTGGTCTTGACTTAACATCTGCGTTTGTTCTTGGTGTTAAGAAAACTGATGCTACGGGCAACTCAGTGGTCCTTGATGCCGATGGAACAGATACTGTTGATGGTGGCGCAACCAAGTCTATTAGCGTCACAGATGCTGGAACTACATTAATACCGGATACAGATCCAACACCTGATGAGTGGACTACAGCAGATTTCGGATCATCTGGTGGAAACTTAACTGTAAACAATTTTGACGGCAATGACTCTACCACAGGATTTAGTTTATCTGTTGATCCTGGCTCTGAGAACAACACGTTTGTTTGGATTGATGGTGTTTATCAGCAAAAGAATACGTACTCCGTTTCAGGTACAACACTTACATTCAGTGAGGCTCCGCCTACTGGAACTGATAATATTGAAGTGATGATTGGAACTTTGCTCGGGATAGGTGCACCAAGTGACGGGACAGTTACTAGAGCAAAGCTCGCTGATGGAGCTATTGGCAAATACGCCACCACAAGTAAAACTTCTAACTACACATTGACTGCTTCTGATGACCTAGTTGTTTGCGACACAAGTGGTGGATCGTTTACGGTCACTCTCCCAACAGCTGTTGGCATCGCTGGAAAACGCTACTTAATAAAACTCGAAACAGCTGGAAACATTCTAGACATCGCTACCGCGCTCTCACAGACGATTGATGGCAAGTCCGCTGAGCAGCTAAGAGCTAATAACGAATTTTTTGAGCTGGTAAGTGACGGTTCAAACTGGCTTATAACGGGTTTTAAGTTCAATGAGTTTTTAAACGTTTCTCCCGCTGCTGTTGCTGCTGTTACCAGTGGGAGTTACGTGTCATTTTCTGGTAATGGAGCGACATTAAACCCCGGGATTTTTAAGGTTAAGGGGCGTGTATCATCATCTCGTACAGGGGGAACGTCTAACCTTACTGGGCTCTTTTGTAATATCTCTGAATCTCAAAACTCTCAAACGGCAATCGGGACCGGTGGAAACATTTCGACATCATCACCATCCTTTATTGAGGTTCCTGCATTTCAGTCTGTGTTTAATGCTGCTCCTCAAGTTGATGGAATCTGGTCTCCAATTTCAGAGTTTACTCTTGATGTGACTGCTCAGGATATCATTTACATCAACGCTTACATGACGGGTGGAACGCCTTCAAACTTTAACCTGCAAGTAAGAATGCAATGCCAACGAATTGGATAGGGAGTTCTAAATGGCACTAACTAAAGTATCACCTCAAATTTCAATTGATGTACCTGTTGGGACGATTCTCGCTTATGGAGGTTCTACTGCGCCAACTGGGTATCTACTGTGTCAGGGGGGTGAATTCAACAGGGCTGATTACCCAGCTCTTTACGCCGTAATTGCCGACTCGTTTGGCGAAGGTAATGGAACTACCACGTTTAACGCTCCCGATTTTAGAGGAAGATTTCAAAGGGGTTGGGATAATGGCGCTGGCAACGACCCTGATGCTGGATCTCGTACAGCAATTGATGGAAACACCGGCGCAGCTACTGGAGACAGCATTGGTTCTTACCAAGCAGATGAGTTTGATTCACACACGCACTCAAAGCAATTTTCAGGCGATGTGGCTCCTGGGGGAACGTTTACGGTAATGTCAAATGCAAACTCTGGAAGCGCCGGTTTAGTCAACACGGCTGCAACTGGTGGAAACGAAACAAGACCAAGAAACGTGTACGTAAACTACATAATAAAGTTTTAGGAAAACAGAAGCTTCTAATTCGAAATAGACAATTTGTGAACCAAGGAAGGTGACTAATGGGTGAAAAACTAGGAATCAAAGAAACAAAAGAACTACTAAAAGGCTTATCTTTGCTAGGCGCGCTGGTTGCAAAGCGCTTGAAAGACGGGGTTGATCTAGATGATGCTGCTGCAATCGCTAGTGCATTGCTGCTTGATGCAGAGTTTAGAGCGATAGTGGAGGCTGCCCCTTTTCTTCTCT